CGATGTCCGCTCCTATGGGCACTTGACCGCAACGGTTGGCGTCCACGTGTCCTGTCCAAGCGTGACCTTTATGCCATTGGTGGGCGTGCTATCGCGTCTGGCGTGGGCGCGTACAACCTCATGACCCAAGCAGGTGACACGAGCGCAATCGAAATCAGGTTTAAGCGCGCTGCTGACGTCATGTCTACCATCTTCCACCAAGGCATCGAGGAGCTGGAAGCATCACAACGCCAATTGCCAAATACGGCTATCGTGTCCGAAGCAGACGAGATTCTTGAGAATGCCAAGCGCATGCTTGGCGCTTACACAGCCAAGAATCCCACGCAACACTACCACATCGTCGGGGTAGAGCTGGAACTTGGGCCTGAAGCTGGCAACGCCCGCCCAGACTTGGTAGTAGAGGACAAAGCGGGCGACCTTCTCGTGATTGACTACAAATCTCGGTGGACGACCCGGACTGGCGCGCAACCTGGATACTGGGAAAACATCGACCGCTTGGAGCGGAGCGTCTCGCATCAGTTGCTTCACTATGCTTACTTTGTGGGCCAAAAGTATGGGCGCCCGGTCAAGCACGTCGGCATTTGTGAGCTTCACGGGACGCGGGGGTATACACCATTCATCACGCCTGACGCAGTATCTCATGAGACGCTTGCGATCTGGTACGAATCCGCTAAGGGGATGTGGGAGGTGATGGAACGTATCGAAAAGGAAGGTGTGGCTCCCTGGATGGCAACGCAGCACGCTGACCGCTATGGGCTCTGTGAAATGTATAATGCGTGCTTCCGCCATCATCTTGACCCTACACTGATGTCGCACGAATACGTACAACTGGAACGGGTAAAGGAGAGTGTGTAATGTTCTATGGAAAGATTACGATGCACTTTCGTAGGGAGGATCGCGACGGTCTTTTGCGTGACTTATCTGAGATCGGTATTTTTGCGGAAACGGACTATGCGGGGATCGGCGGCGTAGAGATCCGCATAGAGGGTTGCGAGAAGAATGAGAACGACGACTAATGATCGACATCGCCAAGTTGCGGTTCAATCTTGACCAGGCCAAGCCTGAACGTTCAACCTATTTGATCCACGGGAACTATGGTGTTGGCAAGACGAGCCTGCTTGGCGACATGCTCCGAACGGAGGCTGCAACCGGCCCCGTGCGCTACATCAACATGGCTGGCGAAGATGGTAGCCTATCCGTATCTACGCTTGGCCTTGGGGATATTGGCTACACTGCCCATGACCTTGAGGAGTTCAAGGCTATCATAGACGATGCTAAGATGCAAGGCTTAGCCGCTGTTGGCATCGACGGCTTTCAGTGGCTGGGCAAGTTCGTCATCCGGAGCGTGTGTGGGCAGCGGTTGCCATCAGTCGGCAAGGGTAGCGATGACTGGCAGAAGATTCATCAAGCGTTTGAGCAAGTGGTTCCTACGCTCCGCTGGATGGCACCTATCGTCATGGCCACAGCATCGAGTGACCGTTCGATGGATCAGATTACTGGCGAAATCACACTCACTCCAGACCTGCCGGGTCGCCAGGCAGCAGGCGTCGGGGGCATGTTTGACTTCGTATTTGTGCTGAAAACGCGACCTGTTAACCCAACAAAGATCGAGCGTTATGTCCTAACAGCGCCAGTCGGCAACATGGTTATCCGGGCGCGACTGCCACGATCGTTGCCAGCGGAGCTCACGCTTCCAGAAGGTCCAGGTGGCTGGGCCAAGATCAAGGCTGCGATTGCAGAGTGTTTCATGCCAGAGGCTGCTGAGATGGCCCTGGCGGGAAGGAAAATGAAGTGATGGTAGACACGATGGGAACTGATACTGGGCTGGATGTCGCGGAGCTTTACCAGACGTACACGTCCGAGGAGCAGATCAAGGAATCCTTCGAGCGCTTCACGGTGCCGACGGGGCGGTATACGTTCACGCCAAAGCGAGTCCAGACGCAGCGTGCAAGCGACCGCTCCCCCTGGCCGGGGCGTGAGATGGTGCGTCTATTTGGCCAGCTATTTGATCGTGAGGATGGTAGCCGTAAGGGGTCGGTGGGCTTCGATGGCTCATGGGACGTGCGCCGCATGAAGAATAACAAGCTGGATGGCCCCTCGAAGCTGTGGGGTCAGCTCGTCACGGCACTGGACATGAAGGCGGAAACGGTCGGTAAGGTTGTGGAGGCCGCAGGAGGCTACCAACTCAGCCTCTATGTCACTGAGGCATTCAAGACTCCTGACGGCTGGCGCACAGCTCGCACTCCGGAGCAGCGCCGCGACTATCGTAAGGCGGGCTACGATGCCAAGAACTTCGTGGACAGTGTTTCTCGCGTCTAAGCCTTTCAGGTGCTTAGCCGCGGGGCCCGCTTAGTGTGGCAGCGGTTTACTAGCCATTTGGCCAGGCTACGCCAGGAGGAGGCCACACGCCCTAGTGATATGCTTGGGCAGAGAACTCCTCTTGGTGATTTCTTAGGAGGCTCAGTAATGACACCGCAGGGTGGACTGGAAGGGCGCCAGCGGCGGGTTCATACCCCGCATGACGAGAGTTCGAATCTCTCCCCTGCTACCATTGAGCCCGATAGACGAGAGGCATTTACGTGTGTTGTCTGCTGGGAAGATCGACACGAAAATGTTACGCTAACTGAGGCCCCACTTGAATTCAACAACCGCTCGGTCGAAGTCATCCACAAATGGTACTGCCCAAAATGCGGGCGCGAAGTTACATTTGGGCTCTAGAAAGCTACCTGAGATTCCCCTAGGAACTGTCGAAGCAATATTGGCGGGTGGCCACCTTTGTGAGTGTTGCCGGATGATGCCGGGGTTAGTGAATAAGGATCACGTGGTCGCCTACGAATACTGCGATTGGTGTTTGCGGACGCACGGCCCGTACTGTCATCCGTCCTATAAATACAGCACCGCATACTTGTGGTGGGTGCGATATGACACAAATCGACGCACTTGAGTACGCACAGTGGGTGCTAGCTGGGAAACATATCTGTCATGTATGTGGCGCGCTCGTGGGTAAAGGCTATCGCGCGCATTGCAACCGACACGGGACCTCAACATATACAAGTGAGCACGGGAGCACAATATATTCCGATGTGTGCTGCTCTCATCTGTGTGGATGGGGTTCCGATGCAGACTTCGAGTGGGACTAGATGAAAAAACCAGATACATGTAAGGGCTGCCCGCTTTACGATGACGGTGAGGGCTTTGTACCTGACGAGTTGATAGCAGGTGCACTCACCCAAGTATGGCTCCAGAACCCCGGCGATGGCGAGGAACGTAAAGCCAAGCCCGCAGTTGGTGCGACTGGTGACGACCTGGACCGCAAGTGGCTCCCACGTGCGGGCCTGACCCGAAGCGTCAATACATCAGTCTGTAATGCCTTCCGCTGTCGCTGGCGTGACCCTAAAACGGGTAAGAAGGTCAACAAACTACCGCCGCCAGCCATACTTAGCGCGGCACTGAAACACTGTCGTCAATATGACGACGTCCAGGGGCTGAGCAAGATCATTGCCGCAGGCGCTGTCGCTTGGCGCGCGCTAGGACAGGCTTTTGCTATCACCGACTGGCGCGGCTTTGTTGGCCCCAAGCTTTTCAATGGGGCGAGTGTCTTTGGGACACTTCACCCTGCGGATCTTTTCCGGGCACCAAAGAATGCGCTCCCAGTCAGCGTTGACTGGGCTAAGATTGGTCGGTGGCTGGATGATAAGTGGCCTCTAGCCGTACCGCCGTTTGAGCGTATCCCCAAGACGGCTGACCCGTCTATCTTGCTGCCGTGGGTCGAAGAGGCTGCTGCACGCGCGCCGTTCGTAGTGATCGACACCGAATACGCACGCGGATCGCGCTACCTCCTGATGATTGGACTTGGGTATCCTGAGATGCCGCACGGGATTCAGGTCGCTGTGAATACGTTAAGCCCTGTGGGTCGAAGCATGCTCCGCAACGCTCTGCTGGTCTTGGTAGCGGCGTGTCCTATCGTCTTCCAGAACGCTATGGCGGACGTGCCGGTGCTGCGGGATAACCTGGGCATCCAGTATGCGGACTATCGCGCCATAGATGATACGATGCTCATGCACGCTCTCCTGTGGAGCGATTGGCCACATACATTAGAGTTCCTGGCGTCCCTCTACGGTTCGTATCCTAAGATGAAGCACCTTGCGAAAGTAGACCCGGAGCTTTACAATTGGGGCGACGTGATAGACACCATTGCTGTCTACGAAGGGCTGGTTAAAGAGCTACGGCACGATGCCCCGTCTGCGGCTATCTACCGGGCGCAGTCGTTGCCACTTGTGCCCATCATCCTCCGGCGCGCGCAACGTGGGCTAAGAGTCAATCGTGGCCTCGTCACCGAGAAGACCCGGCTCTATGAGACGAAGAAGACTGTGGCTTCCCAGATTGCTCAGGCATGCATGGGCCGGCCCTTTAACGTGGGCAGCGACGACCAACTAAAGGCCGCGCTCTATAAGGAGCGCGGCTATCAGGCTCAAATCAACAGGGACACCAGATCTGCCACGGTTGATGGAGATGCCATCGCTGAGCTCCGTAAGGCAATCGACCCAATCCCAGACTTCGAAGAAGAAGAGAAGAACGGGCTCAGCGTGGATGAAGCCCTGAGCCGTATTGGACAGGGCGCCGACCCTCTCCTTGAGGCTCGTGTCATCTATGCCGGGGCTCAGCAGATTTTGACGCACTACTTGGCGCCGCGTGACGCTGAGCGCATCTATCCCTCAATGAAGCTCCACGCGCAAGCCAGCGGGCGGTGGAGCATTACCGAACCACCGCTACAGCAAGACCCAAGCGAGCTAAAGGGTACGTTAATACCCGACGAGGGTATGTCATTCGTGGGCTGGGACTGGGATCAGATTGAGCTTCGCATCTTGGCAGCACTCGCGAAAGACGCAGCCTATCTGGAAGCCTTTGAGCGCGACTGGGACGTTCACACGCTCAATGCGTGCGACATCTTTGACCTGCCAAAGCCCACGGAGCGCCGCGACCCGACGAAAGATGCCGAGTGGGTGAAGGTGGTCGGTTGGGCTGGTAAAGAAGACATCAGGCGCACGTTTGCTAAGCGATTCGTCTACAGACTGAACTACGGAGGAGACCCACATGGCGCTGGTGACATTCCTGGAGCGCGACAACTTGGACTCGACGGACCCCAGCTCGTTGAGGCGTCTCGTCGATATCTTGCTGCACATCCTGCGATGGCTTCTTGGCGCGTTGCGACGGCAGCGCAGGCACACACGACCCGGCAGTCTCGAACCTTCATGGGTCGGCTGAGGCGCCTTGAGGGCAACAAGGGAGCGATAGAGCGTGCCGCGTTCAATCACCCAATGCAAGGGGCCGTCGCTGATATTCTCAACATCGTGGTTGTACAGATAGCGGGCGCCTGTCCTTATGCCATACTGGCATGGACCGTCCACGACGCCGCGTGGTTTGAAGTACCCACGGAGATGGTCGAGGACTTTCAGCGCGCTGCGTATCCCATCATTACTCAAGCCTGGGACGTGTATGGCACGAAGCTAGCCGTCCCGGCGAAGTGGAAAGAGGTCGTGACCGCATGAAGAAGACAGAGACGTGGGCCGTGCTCAATGACATCCAGATCCCCTTCCACGACGTTCCGGTGTTGGCAAACGTCCTGAGCTTCATCCAAGACCTCAAGCCACAGGGCGTTATACTCAATGGTGACGTTGTCGAGTGCTATGCTATCAGCAACTTCACCAAAGATCCTATGGAGCCTAGTAGCCTCACCAACGAGCGCATGATTGCTGGCGACCTGATGAACCGTCTCAGCCACGTCAAACATAAAATCTGGCTGGGAGGAAACCACGAAGATCGTCTACGGAGCCACGTCTGGCGCAACCGAAAAGAGTGGTCGCGTGCGCTCGGGGTGCTCGGCGTAAGCATCGACGTGTCATTCGAGAGTCTCTTTACGCCGCGCAAGTATGGCTTTAAGTATACACCATATGGGACATATCACATGCTGGGAAAGCTTATGGTCACCCACGGCGAGTTCATCAGCAAGCACTCAGCATTCAGTGCCAAGATGCACATGGATCGCTTTGGGACGTCAGTGCTTCATGGCCACACGCATCGCCTTGGCATCCACTACCGCACAGACATGAAGGGTGTACACGGCGCATGGGAGAACGGATGCTTGTGCGTCGTCAACGCCCGGGAGTGGGTGCATTTCCCTAACTGGCAGCAGGGCTTTGCCATTGTCAACGTGGCACCGGATGGCATGTTTAACGTCCAGCAAATCCCGATCCTTCCTGACAAGACGTTCATGTTCGGTGGATTACGGGTGGGAAAGGAGGGCTAACAATGCGCTACTACAGCCCCAAGGTGGGTGAGTGGTTCCGCGCCACCTGGCGTAATCAGCGGATTGCTTGCTGCGACTGTGACTTGGTTCATAAGATGGATTTCACCGTGCGGAAGGGTAAGCTCCTCATACGTGCATTTCGGGACGAGCGCGCCACAGCCATGAAGCGCGTATGGGCGAAGCGGAGGGCAAAGTGTCGGAAGAATACGTAATCCTTGTGCCTAAGGCGATTGCCATGAGGATCAAGACGTGCTTGACAGCAGCAACCGCGGCGCAGTTGCTTCCACCGTCTACAACGGCACGCGAGTTTATCCAGAACACCTTGCTGGCCAACGGCTTGCTGCTCGTGGAAGCGGATCTAAAACAACGCGAGCGTAAGACCGCGCTCATAGTTTCCCCGGAGGACTCTCTGAAACAGATGCGGAATCTTGGTACGTCACCTTGGCCGCGACGTTAGATGGCACCCACTAAACCCCTGACCATTTGGGTCCATCCTCGCTGGGCCAAGCATCCGGCCATCTGTGAACTGGAGACTAAAGGGCATACTATCGTGGATATGGGCCAACCAGGCCCGTGGGCTGAGCCGGATCTCATCCTTCACCCCTCAGCTTGGCGCTGGAATGAAGAACTCTGGAAGTACATCGACATCACCATCAAGGAGGCTCGGCGTGCTAAATATCCACCCGACGGGGTCGACACTCCCATCAAGCCTAGAAAGAACGCTC